TGCGTAGTCAATGACTGAAGCAGCACCGTCTTTGTTAACAATGGTCAACACTGCGTCTTTCTTTTTAGATAAAGACGTTTCAATCTTGACACCCGCGACTGCCTTCTCTTGCGAGTACGGGAACAATAGGCGACCACCCGGAGCCCACGCACGCGACAGACCAGACGGAAAGCCACCGTTCTTCCTTGTCGGATCATCAGCGGGATAAAGACTCTTAGCGTCATCCACGACAACCTTAAGAATCTTCTTAGCGTCCTTAAAGAACTGCTTCTTAACCTCAGGCTGGATCTTTTGCAACGCCTTAAGAGTGGACTCCAGTCCATCAACAGATATCGACATGGTTCACCTCTCCTTTATGATCTTGGCGACTGTCGAGAGGTCGTCCGAGTCAAATACTACATCAGGCGGCCACCATCCCGTTATGACTAAAAGTTGGGCTAGGGAGTGGCGGTGTGATCCGCTTTCGTAGGGTTTGAGGACGCGGTACTCACGATCTCAATTTCCACAAGTTTGTTGACGAAAGAGTCAAACTCCACGGGGATGGACTGACCGTGTTCGGTCTGAATCTTGGCTGAATGCCACGCCATAAAAGCCATGTCCTCCATACCAAAATTGTCGGCAAGATCACTGGTTTTCATTTTGAACTTGCGTTCCCACGCAACCAATGTTGCGAGCGTGGTCGTGATCGTGGCGGGTCCGTAACCGATATCAAATCGGATCGTAAGTTTCATGTCGGGTCCTTTGTTCGGGGTTTGTTAGATCAGGATTCAGACCAGGCGAACGTTCCGCCCATAAAAGTGACTGTGCAAGTCGTGAGTTCTCCGAGCGTGTACGCAACGGGGAGCTCTTCAAGGAAACTATTACTGAGTGTGCCTAGCGGGTTAGTTGCGCTGACTGCAGCTGACGATCCTTTAATGGTGATCGTCGTAATGTTCGTGCCCACCAAAGATTTTAGAGTGCTGTAAGTCTCCGAGCTCGCCGTGCTCCAGTACAGATCAAGCGTCAACGAGTTATCTTGCAAGCCTGCAGTGTACGAAATAGCGGTAGAGCCGAAAGCGTTAGCCTGCAACGCGGTGATCTTTTGCGACAAGGTTGCCGACGTGCACTGATCGGATAAATCCACTGCACCGATGGATACGACTGGGTTTGAAAGATATGTTGCTGTGGCCATGACGGATCAATCCTTTTTATTGTTGGTCGCGTCGGGCTTCGTGGATAATTTAGCACTCTTGCTCGGGTGAGTGTCGGAACGCTGAATGAACCCTCCAGCGAGCAACCACTCAATATCGTCGGACGGTTGAGCCATAAACGGTTTTCCGATCTCGCCAACTCGAATACTTGAAATGATGTAACGATCCATGACTATCCGTTCTGTGCCTGTAATGGGATGATGACTTCATAACCTGCGAACTCTTGCCCGCCGAGGGTGACAACTTTCGGGGATGCCGACATGACCGCAATGTTCTTAGTGACAAGAGCTGCCGTCAAGTTGAGCAGTTGGCGTAATGCGTCAAGGTTGCCGGGGCCCGTAGAAATAAGCGTGACGGGAAATGTCATTTTGACGATGTTGTAGTTGAACGACTCGATGGATGGAGCATCCACAAAAGCGCAAGGTGGAGCGATATTGCGAGGATCGTCAACCACCCTAAGACCCGTGATGCCTTGCAAAATAGTGACCAGATCATCAAAAGCATCGTTAAGAAAATCGGAGTAGGCCGACTGGTTGTATCTTGTGGCTGCTTGGTCATATTGGATCGTGTCGTCATAGATGATTGGGGCGTTCGCTACGGGCATTTAAGCCACCTGCGGTCTGTTGATACCTAACAGTTGTTTGACGAGCCCTGAGAGCCCTATAACGGGTGCTGAGCCCATATCTGTGAAACTAGCGAACTGGTCCACACTTCCTTTTTGGCGGAACAGAGCCGAGGCGTACATGATCGTCCCGAGCGTGACATCACCCGACGGCGAAGTCGTAAGCGGGTCAATGTAGCCTGACTCTTGACGGCGACGGAAACAGAACGCGTTCGCAGCTGACGCACACTGAACAAGAAACGTCTGATCGCCCGAACCCAATAACGGAACCGTCAAATAGTTCTCAATATCCTGCGCGGTGATCCAAGTGCAGTCCTGCGCAAAACTGACAGTGCCCGTGATCGCGTGCAACTCAATCGGAGTTTGTGCCTCCGCCCACATCAACGCATTAGCGAGAGGGTAAGAAGTGTCGTACTCGATAAGCCCTTCAGTGTCAACGTTAATCGGCAAGTATTGGGGCATTGCGTAAACGGTTTTTGAACCGTCGTATTCTGCTCCAGCATCTGCAACTGTGATCGTTGCACCGACCACGATCTCGTTCGGGGTGAGCGTTGTTACGCACACATAACCCGGAACGATGACCGCAGTCTGGAGTGTGTATGTTGCCGTCACGACGGCCTCCGATCAGGCTTGTGTAATCTTGCGGATCATGCCAGACACGGCAGCGAAAGTGCTGACGAAAGCATGGACCGAAAACAGGCGTGAGAGGGTAGAGGGCTGCTCTACGGACATGATTCCACGGATATCCTCATAATATTCGAAGGCTTTGGAAGCATTTGTAATGACCATAGTTTTGGCCGCAAAATTCGAGTCAACTACAATTTCCAACCCGAGCGGGTTTGCGCCGACCCAAGTGGTCGCGTTGCCGTTGCCCATTGCGTTCTGTCCAGCGAGACCGGGTCCGCCAACATACGGGAACAATGGACGGTTGCTGGAGTCAACTACTTGACCCAACTGGCCCCAAACATCAGGCGACACAAAGATCGTGTCGGGGAAGAAGTTGGTTCCGTTTGATACGTCAACCGCTGCGTCGTAGATGGACTTCATCAAATCGGCTGCGGTGAGGTCCCAAACACCCGATGAGGTTGCAGCGGTGAGCAGTGCGTCGGCTGCAATGTCGTCGGTCTTAAGCATGAGTTCGCCCATCAAGTCCTGCATGATGAGTTGCATTGCTGCGGGGCTGGTAAACGAGATGTCCTGCATGGACAAACTCACTTGGCCCGCTACGGTAGTCTTGCTGATTGTGTTTGAGGCAATCACCATTGTGGTCGCGGACACTGCATCAAACTCTGCTGATTGTGCAGCTGCAGTCGTGTGAGTCGTGATGGTCGGACGGACAAAAGTTTTTTGTGCGCCACCGTCAGGATAAGCGCGTGCACCCAAACGGTTAACAACTGGACGAACAAAGTTGATGTTCTGCACGAGCGGTCCGAGAACTGGTACGGGGAGCAGACCGGGGGTGTTGGTGGTAGCCACATCGCCAGCTGCCGCTTCGTAGGTTGACTGGTTTTCAATCTTCCAATCGGTGACCGACTGGTTGACCTTTGCGAAAGTTTCTCCGCCCTGATGGTAAGCGGCCATCCACTCGCCAGCCGAAGGAAGGCGTGGAGCGCGCTTCGGTTGAGCAAAAATCATTGGGGTGGTTGGTGCGGCTTCAGGTGCTGCGGCTTCAATGTGTTCTGACACGGTGGTCTCCTCGACTTGTGGAATTGTTACTGAGATTTCGTCGGGAGTCGTGTCCGCGGAAGCGGCTACATCTGTGATAGTAGCACCGCTAAAGGCGGGTATGGGGACAAGGCTCAACTCGCGCATTACTGCTGACGTGATAACCATTGTCCCGTCGTCGTTACGGGTAGAGGTGAGAACATCTACACCGACCGAAACATTGTCTAGCACGCCTTCTTTGGCAAGTTGTAACGCCTCGTTTCCTGCTGGAGTGTCTGCAATCTTGGCAGTAAATAACATCCCTTGAGGTGTTTCAGTGCGTGAAGTGACAAGGCCGACGGGTCGCGATGAATCGTGATACATCAACAGTTTCGGGGCTTTATCGTCAACGGGTAGCGAGCCCGGTGCAAACTGGACTTGTGTCCCATCGCTTACTGTGGCAGATACGCCATAGGGAACGGCGATACCCGTAATTGTGCGCGTCGGTGTTTCTCCAGCTGCGGCTTCAACGTCTACGGCGAAACCTGCGGACAAAGTTAATTTCATGATTCTGACTCCTGAGTTGGGGTTGATTCTGTAGGCATTTCTTCGCTCATCATTGACTCGAGATAGGAGTCAATATCAAACTTGACATAGGTTCCGCGGGGCAACACATTGTTCATGCTTAAGGTTTGCGACACGCAGTCAAGATATTGGCGTGCGCCGAATAGGTAAAGGTCCTCGCGAGCACCCGCCGAGGTCGTGTACTGGTACGAGCCGATGTCAAATCCGCAAAGATAGAAAGGCGTATTCGCGATTCTGCACATCTCTTTTCCGCTGAAATCCGCGGAGTCAATCATCAACATATTGTCAGGCAACGCCTTAGTTTCTTCATACTTCACATATTCGTTAAGAGCTGCAGTTTGATTATTGACTCGAGCAGAGTTAAAAGCGGTTGCAATATCTGCAAGTTCTTGAGCCGATAACGGTTCTCCACCAGGCATCATTTGCAAAACGCCCGACGGTAAAAGGCTTTCGGCATTGCGGTAACGAGACGACTCAACGCGTAGCGCGGTCTCAATTGCGGTTTGTGACTGGTAGATGATTCCTTGTACCGGGCTGATGAACTGGACTAGATCGTTCGGGTCAATCATTCCGCCTTGAAAATACACTTCTTTAGACGGGCCGAACCATACAGGGCCCGCTTGATCTTGCGTATTAACAGAGCCCGCGGGGAGTCTTGTGAATGTTGCGGGGAAACCGTCCGCGGTCCGTGACGTGATATACCAGAACGCTCGCCCATAATAGAAAAGGTCATCAAGTGTCCAACTCATGAGCGTGGCATAGGGAATTGTTGGGTCGGGTTGGCGGAGCCATGAACGCGGAGCGATATAAACGCACTCCATCTCTTTGTCGGTGTCATTCCACACCTCGTTATACATCTCCAACTGTGTGGACGAAATAACAGAGGCAAGAAGATCACGGGAACGACTCAAAGTAGGAACCGAATTAGCTCGGTTGCGAAGGTCGCCCTCATAGTAAGCGAAGTACTGGCCGATAAAGTTCGCGCCCTGATTCTGCTGATACGTTCCATACGATCCCGCAGCTGCAGCCTTATGCGCATCAGTAAACGGCGACACCGCCGCTTTCGTAACCTCTTTACGCGTAAACAATCCCATTAGCAATCCGATCGGTGAGTGTGCCGATGGGACCCCGACGATCCCACCGACACGCCCCCACAATAGTTCACCCGACTACCATGATGGGTTTAGCGCGGTTCTGATACTTACTGGAGAGCGCGATACCCCACACGGCACACTTCGCCAACTCAATCGGACCGGGGCTTGACTTGTGCGACAAAGTGACACCCATCCCCGTTTTAATCATGACGGCACGGTTCATATGTTCCGACAAAGTGAGTTGCCCAAGATGTTTGACCCGCTTTTCAAGAATCATCTTTTGGGCAAGGCCCGTGAACTTAATTAACTCCGCTTGACCAACAATAGACATCCGACGACGCAAGTGAAGCGGTGCGTGAATCTCAAGGGTCGGAGTGATAGCCAGGGCAACTTGCTTATCTTCCATGACTCGTTCAACCTCCGCCCACATTGCCTCTTCGTTATCAACGATGAACTCCACAAACGTCGTGACGATCCCGTCCACCATTGACGACCTAACGCCCACATAACGGTTTGTGTCCATGCTCATTTCGACACACAAGACACCCCCAGCCGGCATCGGATCATCAGTTTTACAAGATCCCCACACGCCCTCTTCTAACCATGAGCCCCTACTAGAAATGAACATATTTAAGTGAGCGCGTAGGAAACTGTCCTTCTTAGATACCGCCTGCAACGCCTCAATCGTGATCGTTTTACCTAGCGCAGGGTTCGCGTAACCCCAGTTCGCTGGGTCACGCCAATCCCGATCACCAATACTCCACTCAGCGAAATACAGTCGCGACGTTTCCTTCTTTTCAATCTCGTTAATCGCCGTCTCTCGCATATGAATCATCGCCACGCTCGACTCATCCCCAGCCGTACTCCAGCAACTCAAAAGAGGATTCTTGCGGGCAATCTGCGACGGACGCAAGGCCTCCGACAAACACTTCTCGGAGACGTTAAAAAGTTCGTCTACCACAATCAAGTCATACGACCCGCCATGCAAATTAGGCGAAGCAGCTCTCACTTCCCACATAGACCCGTCAGGCATAGTCACCGACTTACGACCAAAGGTCCTCATCGCCTTTCCACCAAACATATCTACAAGGATTGGAGCCAACAAATTGAAAATGCTTTCCGCACGATCAAGACGGTTAGCCACGCTCAAGATGTTTTGAGGCGTGCCACGCATCTTTGCAAAGTCGGTTATCCACCATCCTATTAAAGGGCACAAACCGCCTTGGCTTTTTCCATTTTGTCGAGCCGTACTGCATAAAGATTCACGAAACTGCAAGTCGCCATTCTCATCGTGCGACAACTGCCCAGACAACGCCAAGATTTGCCACTCAAAAAGACAAATGTTCTGATACGTCTCCGCCCACTTAGCCACCTGGGGGCCATAAGACAGACTCGATAGCCCGGTCGTCTCCAATCTCGGTTTATAGTCGCTGAGCAGGGCAAATGCAGACTGATTCCCGCCAGTTCCCACCGATTCAGGGTCAGGAGACATTCTCAGAAGCGGTTCGGGGGCTTCCGTAGTTGGTGTAAAGAAGTCTTTTGTCATACTTTTGGCAATTCTTTTCTTGCGTTCTCCATACGCCTGACCGCGCCTGCTGTTGCATGGTTTGCATATTGGTGCAAGATTATGCATTTCGTGCGTACCACCTCTGTCGTACTCCAATAGATGATCGGCCTCAGTTGCAGGTTTGCCGCATATGTAGCATTGGGGGTTGTCTCGTAGTAGTTCGGCTCTGTTGTCTCTGTATTCTTTTGAGTTCCAGTGGCCGTGGTTCTTTGGTTTGTCTGTCATGTCGGGTTACCGTTTCGGTTTGTTTAACTTTCGGGTTGGTTTTGTTTCGCTAACTGCGAACCGTTCAATATTGCAGCATCTGGGGGAGCCCCAATATTTGTCTAAGTAATCCTGTTCGAGTAGTCGTACTTCTTGCCATTCGCAGGTTGCAAGTGTTGTAAATTCGTATGTTTGGCTTTTGTTGTATTCGGCTTGAAGTTTGTAATTGGTGTGTGTTTTTGTTTGTAGTTGTTTAAGGTGGTTGCGTTTTCGTCCGGCGATGTTGGTGCTCGAGCCGATGTAATACAGGTTGCCGACTTTGACTTTGTATACACCAATGTTGTTATCACGCATGATTTAAGTCTAGGTCAATGGCAAGGTCAAGGAAATTAAGCGACCACAATGGAAGGGCACCATTGCGATCGCTACCGTTCTGACGTGTGATGGTTGGGTGGTTTGTGTCCCCCACTATTCAGGGCTAGTAGCCCATGGGAGCCTGTCTATTTGTTTTCGGTGGACAACCATTCGCAATGTACGTTTGAACGCTGATCGACTACATGACATAGTCGTCTACCCTCGTTGCCGAGTGTTCCCATAGCAGGGGTCAGATTCCTGCAAGGGCTACTGCTCATCTCTGTATGAGCTGCTGGATCAAGTTAGGGGGTGTCGGGTCAGTGTTCACTCCTGACCCGACGGTACGCATGTTAGACGAGGGCTAGGTGTCAGATGTTGGAGAGGTCATACTGGTTCCCAATTTGGATCGTTGTAACCACTGCAACGATCAAAGTACCTACTGTCACCCTCGTAGCCCACAGGTGATTCCTCGGCACGTGATGCCCATATTGTGTAACGGGCTTGAAACTCTGTTCGGCAGCACATAGGCCCAAGCAAAGTCTCCGAGGTTTCACCATCCTTTTTAAGTATGAGATAGGTGACGCCTTCAAGTCGTTCTATGTTCTTTTTACCTTCCTCGTCTAACGGTGTAACTAAGACGTGCCATAGGCCGTGATGTCGAGTGAACTTACAATTTACTTGCACTGCGTTCTCCTGATAGTCGGGTGGATATTTTCTCTAAGTCTTTGGGTCGCCAGACGTGGACCTCTTGTCCTGCGTCCTCTAATGCGTTGATCCAATCCCATTGAGTGTTACTGACCACGCCTTTAGATGCTTTCAATTCGACAAAGATGGTGCCTCGTACCGGGTGAACCATCACTAGATCGGGAAATCCTTGGTCGCCTGTGTTGGGTGTGATCCATCGGCCTGCGCGGATTTGTGCGGGTTGTGTGTGCATGACTTTCCAGCGATGCAATTTAGCCAGGGTAATCACTGCTTTCTGAAACTCGGCTTCGGATGGGTCAGCCACCGTTCATCAACCGATCTATGATTTCGGATGCTTCACGCTTAGTAGATGGGGCTTGACCTTGATAGTCCTTGGCCCTGAGCATGGCTAGTTGTTTCGGGGTTGGTGGTTCGCTGGACGATCCGAGGGACGTTGTACGCGGTGCAGCTGCTGGAGCGTTGGTGGTGGTTTGTGGTTGTTCGCCTTGGCGGTACACCTTGACCATTTCCTCCAGTGAGGCACGCTTCTTAGAGCCTTGAAACTGGTAGTTCGCTAGGGCGCGACCGATAGCACTGGTTTCACAGTTTTCTAAAGCCGATGTTTTGTTGACCATGCTTGAGCCGCGGATCTCTTCAGCGAAGCCCGTGGTGGTTGGTACTAGGTCGCCTATGTCGGCGTACAGTTCGGCACGCATCACAATTCGAGTTCCGTCATCCACGATAATTTCGGTGATGATGCGTCCGCGTGGGCAATCTTTCCAAAACAGTGGGAGGCGTTCGGCTACTTCTGCGTAGTCGGCTGGGTTAAAACTCATGACTTAGCCCTTTTGCCTTTAAGAGTATTTGAACCAACGGGATTATTTCGTTGATCGTATTGAGTGTGCTTAGAGCGTTTGCGTGATGTTGTTAATTGGTTAATTGATATTCCTGATCTCATGATTCCATGTCCTTAATGTGTCGGGCCTGTTCGGGCGTTTGGTTTTTATAACGGGCTACCACTTTGAGCATTGACACGCAACGCGCCGTCTCTTCCAATGTCATCCCAGCGAAACCGCTACTTTCGGCGCAAGCGAGGCAGATCCCGCGTAACTCTAAACGGCATCGCAGATCGGCACTGTTGAAACCTGTACCGCATTTCCCGCAAGTCACTTAAACCCGCCCAGACGCATAGCCACGATCACATCTTGAGTGCTTTTAGTCAGATTTGACAAGTAGATACTGTTTTCCTCAGCAACATAAGCCAACTCAAACAACGCCTTCCTTAACATCGCCACGTCATCCCTGAGGCGTTCAATCTGCCATGTTGCAGACTTCATCGCAATCTCAGCCTTAGTGATAACTGCGGTCATCGCCGCCAGTTCGTCATTCATGTCGGGTCCTTTATTTGTCGGTACTTTCCGTCACTATACACAAGGGGTGTGGCGTGGCGGTCGTTGTAGTTCTTAGAACGGATCTTGCGCCGATCGTTTTCAGTGGTGCCCGCCCATATTCCTCGCTCATCAGGATGCGATAGCGCGTAGGCGAGACAGTCCACGCGTACCGGGCACGCTTCGCAAAACGGTTTGATGACGTTCATGTTCCGTGATGATTCCATGCCACTGGACGGGAAGAACAAGTCAAGGGGTAGTTCGTGGCAAGCTGCTGATTGTTGCCAGTCGGGACGGTAGATGTTCAGCACAATGACCACGGTTGCCAACCGCACTGACCTTTGGCTTCGCGCTCTGAGTACAGGATGTACGCGTAACGCAGGTTTAGGGTCGGGTCGGACATGGATTCTTCCATTGGGCCCGTGAACAGTTGTTCAACATAGGCGCGATGTATTTGGTTGATCTGTGCGACACCGTGGTCATGCCCGTTAAACATCGGATGGGTGTAAGACACATTTTGGCATCGTGTTTCTTTCCAGAGCAAGCGACCCAACTTCTGCAGTGTCTCAGGATTGTTGGGCCAGCCGACCGATATCGCTGTCGGGAACCATTCTTGGCATTTGGTTTCTACGGGGATAGGCGCGACGGTCGTTACTGGTTGAGTGGTTGTCGTGCTTGTGGAAGTTGTGGTCGTTGATAACTCTTCAGCGCGGTCCACAAGTTGTTCGGGTGTCAACATGCCGAGCGTGACCGTGACGGGCGTAGAGACGATTCTAGGGGTCTCTGATGAGCCCTGAACGCCAGTGAACGCCCACAACGCGCAAGCCCCATAAGTTAGAAAAGATAAAAGTAGGAATCGTTTAAGGTTCATTAGTAGTCCTCTGATAAGTCCGCAACGGATTTGCGGGTACTGAAAAAACCGTCCAGCATCGGATTGTTGAGCATGATCTCACGGGCCATGAAAGCCCGATAGTTGTTATTAAACTTGAACTCACTAGACGGATCGTTAGTGAGCGCATAGTCATAGCGGAGCACCTCCACAAGGGCCGCGATGCCGTAATGCCAATGGCCACGGTTCCGCAAGTCGACACACATTCGAGTCAACTTAGGTAGCACCCACGGGTTCGCTTCTTTGAACGCTTCATATTTGAGCAGTTCAGCCGGGACAGTTAATTCGTCAAATAGTGACGGTTGCATATTTCCTCCTGAGTCGGGTTTCCGAGGTCGGGAGTAGGTTTACCGACTTACTGGTCGGATGTCAAGTCACTAGGCGACAAGGTTGGGGAAAACCTTAATCATGTCTAGGACTGCTGGGGTCCAAGTGTCGCCCGTGACGTACTGGAGATGCCACGGCTCAAAGTTCGGATTCTTGGGGTCTGACACTGCCCAAGTAAACCCATATTTCAGGGCTTCACAAGTAGCCAAACCGTCACCCAATAGCCATTTACAAATTGGGGAACTAACTGAACAGTTCGCAACGTCTATAGCCAATCCCCACCCGTGATCCGAGTTGCCTGGTGTAGCACACGGGCTCATGCCGGGCTTCAAATAATACTTTTTGCCTTGCCAAATCCGAATTACTTGAGGCACTCGGCCCTTGTCGGTAGTCGAATAGCGGGCGTTGAACATTGAGAGCTGCTGAGCGTAAGTACGGTACGCCCCAACCTGATTGAGGGTCAACGCATTGAAGTACGCGGCTAACTGGAGGCAGTTCCATGCTGTCGCAGCGTGCTTTTCTAGTTTCCCTGACGGCTTCTGAATAGTCCGCAAAACTGCCGAAACCACATAACCGTTCTTTTGACCTGTGAGGTCAGTCGGCATAATGATCGGCAGTACAGGGTAGGTAGTCATCAGTTTAAGGGCTCAATCACTACGAGGTTATGAGTACCAGTCGCGACGATCGCCCAGAGTTCTTCCTGATTAGGGATCACCATTTCTTGAATGTCGGCGTTAGTCAACTTGAGTCCAGTCGTGGTAGTTACGTCTGAACCTCCGACAAACGTGTCGTTCCCTTGTGGTCGTAGATAGATCGTCGCTTGTTCGGCGTTCGCGGCGCGGACTTTAACTGCGGTGCTTGTTACGGCGTAAACGGTCTGTTTCATTTTGGGTCCTTCTTTCGGATGATTGGTTCTACTGGTTTATTTGTAAGAGCTGCCATTCCGTTACCGACTGAGTAGCCGACGATCATGGTGATAATTGGTAAGCCTTGGTCTTGATCAATTGCTTTGACGGAGATTAAGACGGTCATACAGATCAGTCCGACTAATGCGATGAGGGCTTTACTCGGGTTAAACGTCACGACGGCCCGATGTCCTCAACCAAAATAAAACCGATCACAGTTGCCGAACGGACCGCTTGAGCAGTACCCGACAAACTTTGCAATGTTGCGGTGAGGGTAGTGCTGACTGCGCTAGCAAAAGTACCGACCCAAATAGTTGTTAACGACCTGTCAATACCTGCGCCCTGATAGGTGTATCCAGTTTGCAAAACCGTTGCACCGTTTTTAATTTTGGCGGCCACATAGGTGGAACCTCCAAGTATGTCGGGCTCAAAGTAGGTGACTCGATAGTACCTGTTGAGCACTGGCAGAAAAGCCGTTGAGGTTATTTGTGTTTCTTCAGCGGTGATCGTGGTGTCGGAGGTGGTTGACTGTTGGTAAGCCATGACACCACGGGGAAACTGATTACATTCTGTGGCAGTGAGGACTTGACCAGCGGTGAAGTCATCGTTAGGTGAAATCGCCACGGTTTAGGCCGCCCTGTAGTAAAGGTTCCATAGGATTTTGTCGGATGTTGTAAAATCGAACGGCACGGTTGCAGATAAGGCTGTACTAGACACATACGTTCCGCTAGACACTTGGACTCTCAAAGCCACTGACGTAGCAGTACCGTCAAACAATGTGCCACCGTCATATCTTTCCGCTGCTGATGAATCAAACAAGTTAACAAAACCATAAACCATGTTTGTAGAGCGCATGCCAGAGTTGATCTGTATTGGCACATCTACGCTGACACCGCCAGTCACCTCTGAAGTAGTACCCAAAGTAAAAATGCCGTAAACGTGAACAAAGTCGTTAACCCTGCAATATGCGCCAGTGCCGACACCGTTCCCGATAGTTACGCCAGACGTAAACGAAGGCGTATAAGCGATGTACGAACCTAACACCGTGTTACCGATAGCGACCTTAGTTTCCAACGCCTCAACAGCGTCGTTTAGGTCAGAATGGGACAGTGAATGAGAGGGCGAAGTCAACAGACTGGTCGCCGTCGGATTTGTGAAAGTGTCCAGAGATGTGGGGAATGTTGAAGCCATAGTGTTACCAACCTAGTCGTGAAGCGGTGTCGTCTGCGTTTGAGTCATTATATATCCAGCCGGACTCGTCGTAGGTGATTTCGGCTTGGTTGTAGACAATGCCCCCACCACCCAAAACACCAAAATAGGTGCTGTTTAAAATGAACTGCGAATATACGTCTGCTGGCGTCAAATACATAGTACAAAAAGTTGATTCAGGCGTAGCGTTAACCTGAATACCCTCGTTGATACACGGCACAATTGTGTCCGACACATCACCCGGTGCTCGATATGCAACATTT